TGCCGAGGATGACATCATGCTTGCGCAGCCGTTCGGCGTCGAACTTGGCCCCGACCTCCTTGCGCACCAGCCGCTCGTTCATCGGGTTCAATTCGACCCAGCGACCCGCGACCTTGTCGATCAGCTTGCCCGGCAGCGCGGGACCATTGCGCAACTCGATTTCAAGGCGGCGCTGGGTGCTGTCCTCGTCGGGCCGGTGCATGAGAAGACCCGAGGTGTAGAAGCCGCGCAGTGCGCTCGCGCCGGAGAGGGCGAGGAAGGGATCGTCCTTTACCTGATGCTTGGCGGCCTTGCGGGTGTGGTGGGCGAGGATGACACCGGCGTCCGGATTGACCGCTTCGCGCAGAACCTCGACCCGGTCCTTCAGGAAGAACATCATGGCGGTGTTGTCGTTTTCACCGCCACCATCAGGGCCGCCATCGAAGAGGTTGCGGATCGGGTCGATAACGATGATGTCGGGCGGTGCATCGGGGAATGCGGCCCGGATGGAATCGACGATGCGGGTGACCCCGTCGGCATCCAGCAGCAGCTTCAGCTTTGGCGTGGCGATGAAGGTGTCGCGCGCAGCTGCGACCACCCCGGGGGCCAAGCTGATCTGCTGCATCCGTTCGCGCAGGTAGTGATACTGGATCTCCGCCTGCAGATAGAACACCCGCAGCGGCCGGGGTGGTGTGAAGCCTAGGAACGACGCGCCTGCCGCCATGTGGACGAGCCAGGAGATCAGGAAGTCGCTCTTGCCGACCTTGGGCGCACCACCCAGCACCAGCAGCCCGCCCGGCGTCAGGACGCGCGGCGCGATGATGTCATCCGGCATCGGGCTGCGATCATCAAGCAGCGCGCCAAGGCTGAAGGTCGGCAGCGGGCTGGCCGGACCGTTGGGGCGTGCCGCACGAATGAGCGGCGGGCCGTTGCGCTTTACATGCAATGCCCAGAGGCGTTCGGCCTCGGCCTGCAGCCGATCAAGCGGCCATTCGGGGCGCAGCATCGCGGCGTTGTAGCCGCAGATCGCTTCCCAGCCTTCGGCGGGGTCCATGCGGCCGTCGTGCACCAGGCGGATGTAATGGCCGATGGCGGCGCTCGCCCCCTGAAACCGCGACCAGTCATCCACCGCGCCTTCGCGCACCGGGGTGGTCAGCACGGCATCGACGCCGGGCTTTGCGACGGACAGCGGCGTGCTGGCCATCCCCACGCCCAGCAGCGGTGGCATGTCGGCCACCCGTTCCGCGAAATCAGACAGGTCGACTTTGATCGGGTTATGATCGCGGATCTGCACCAGCCGCTGATGGCCGTGCTTGTGATAGACCGTCCCTGCGACACGGATCGGCTGGTGCGCCGAGCGGAAATGCGTGTCACCGCCGACCTTGATGGCGATGTCGCCGCGCAGCCTGCACAGGGTGACCAGATCCTCGCTCATGGCGGGTTCGGTCAGTTTCCACCAGACATGCAGCTTGGCAGCACCCTCGGGCGTGCGGCCGCCGCTTTCCACGATTAGGGTCGGCGTCCCGAGGTGGCTGACGATGTGATACAGCTTGGCCGGAATGTCACCCGCATCGAGATCAACCACGAGAGCCTGCATCTGCAGCACATCGGCGGCGCGGGCCTGACCCTGTTCGGCGACAGTGCCGGGGATGACATAGACCGCCGCACCCTCGCGGTTCGCCCATGCGGCGAAGGTCGCCAGCTTTTCGCGGGCGGTCCTGTCTGCCGTTATCCAGATGTTGTGCGGCTTGCCGTCACGGCCCTGACCCTTGTCGACAAAGCCCCGCAGCGGGATAAGCCCCTCGCACCAGCTGAACACGGTGTCGAGGAAGGTGGAAATCTGGTCGGGGTCAGGATCGCAGCCGAACGGGTTTTCGGCCGGAGGACCGTCGTTGAAATCCATCCACGGATTGAAGTGCAGGATGCTGTCCTCGCTCACCGCTCAAGCCTCCAGCAGCGCGCGGACCATGGGCAGAAGCGGCATTCGAAGAAATCGGCGCTGGCGGCGATGCGCGGCAGCAATTCGCCCGCGTCGGTCGCCTGCAGGATCCGCACCCCGCGATCCGACATCCGCTGCGCAAGATCGGCATCGAAGGGCACCAACTCGTGGTGCATCTCGGCCGTGTCTTTGTTGATCGCGGTGAACACGGCGGGCGCAGTGCTGATGCCGGGCACGCTGGCTTCCATGTAGGCCTGATAAACCGCGATTTGCGCGGCATAGACCGGCTTCGATTTCGTCACGCCGTCCTTGACGCAGGCCCGCCAGTTCTTTGCGTTCATCGTCTTGCATTCCCACAGCGCTGGAACGGCGAGCCCGAAGCCCTCGGGTCCAGCGGCGATGATGCCGTCGACATGGCCACGGATGCGCCCGTCTGCGACCGAAAAGCCGAACTGGCCGCCATCGGGCTGGTTGCCCTTCCGAGTGTAAAGGTCGAAGCCCGCGCCGCGCAGCCACGCCACGGCCAAATCCTCCAGAGCATGGCCGATGGCAAAGATGCGCAGCGACTGGCCGCTGAAGTCCTGGCCCTCGTCCTTCGGCGTGGCCGTGAATTCAAACTGAAGGGCGCGTTCGCAGGCGTGGCCAAGGCGAGAGCCGCCAAGATAGTCGCGGGGCGTGCGTGTTGCCTGATCGGCGGTCAGGGCCTGATCGACGGCGGCATTGACCTGGTCGGCGAAGCTCGGGCGGTGATTGAAGTCCAGCGTCAAAACGGCACCTCCGGCGCATTGGCTTTGGCGATGTCGGAAATCGCCTCGCGGAAGCCCTCGACGGATTCCTCGATCAGGGCACGCACTTGCGCCTCGGTCAGACCGGCCAGCGGGGTGGCCCAGCCGATCTCGTCCATCAGCAGCGCCACGCGTTTCATAGTGAGGGCAATGGCGGCGCGTTCTTCATCGGTCAGGTCAACCATGGCCACACGCTCCCGCGCCAAACGCGTCCAGTAGCCTTGGCAGGACATCGAACAGAACCAGACCGAAGGGAGGGGCCGCTTCGAGCGCACCGGATCGAACCAGCCAAAGCCACGGCTGGGTTGCCGGCAGACAGCACAGAGCGTTCCACGCGGATGCCAAAGCCGCCACCGGTCCTCGGCCGTGATGGGGGAGATCGAGGTCATGGGTCATGCCGCCCTCCGTTCGGGGCTGGCCGCGCTGTCGATCAGCTGGCGGATGGCGCGCTTGTTGAAGCCGAAGGTCATCAGCGCCGAGGCGCGGTAGCGCGTCAGGCCGAAGTCATGGCGGCACTCGGGCGGCAGGTACTGCAGCTGCTTTTCCGTGGGCGGCTGGCGCAGCCAGGAACGCGTCTTGAAGGCGCTTTCGTCGGTTTCATGGGTGTTCAACCAGTCGTCGGCCTGCGCCAGACAAACGGTGCGTTCGCCCACACCCAGCAGGTGCGGGCGCTCATTCTTGCCACCGCCCACGGCATACCAGACCCCATCCAGCCAGAAGATGCCGCCCCAGGCCGTGAAGCCCGTGGCCATCATCGCGTCGTCAGTGCCAAAGAGGTCGACCCATGCGAAGCTGGACCGCTTCAACAGATCGATCTCTGTCATGATGAAACCCGACAGAGGGGCTACGCCACCGCCTTCACCGGCATCGTCATCTTCCCGCGGGAAAACCTCGCCACAGAGCGGGCATTCGGTTGCGGCCAGCGGGATCTCCGCGCCGCAGCCGGGGCAGGATTTGGTTGTGGCCTCACCAGCCTCGGTCTTGCCCTCCAGATCGACATCCTGTTCCAAGGTGCCGTGGATCAGGCTCGACGTCCCAAAATCCAGCACCACGCAATCGGTTTTCACGATGCCGGGGTGTTCTTCCGGATCCACGATGCGCAGGCCGCGCCCGACCATCTGGATCATGGTGGACTTGTAGGAACTGGGGCGCAGCAGCACGACGCAGGAGGTGGGCGGGTGGTCCCAGCCCTCGGTCAGCACCGCCACATTGACGATGACGCGGATGCTGCCCGCCGCGTAGTCGGCAAGGATGGCCTTGCGGGTGTCGGACGCAAGATCGCCGTGGATCAGCGCCGCCGTAATCCCTGACGCGTGGAAAGCTTCGGTGACATGTTCGGCATGGACGACCGTGGAACAGAAAATCACGGTTTGCCGGTCGCCCGCCTTTTCCTTCCAGTGGCGGATCACTTCATCGGTGACCGGCGCGCGGTCCATGATGCCCGCCACTTCAGCCATGTCGAAATCCGACAGGGTCTTGCGGACGGACCGCAACTCGTCCTGCACGCCTACGTCGATAACGAAGGTCCGGGGCGTCACCAGATGGCCCGAGGCGATCAACTCGCCCAGCCGCACCTGGTCGGCGACGTTGTCGAAAACCTCGCGCAGCCCCTTCTTGTCGCCCCGGTTCGGCGTGGCGGTGACCCCGAAGATGCGGGCATCGGGATTGGCGTCGCGCACCCGATCAATGATGCGGCGATAGCTGTCGGCAACAGCGTGGTGCGCTTCGTCGATCACCAGCAGGTCAAGGCGCGGCATGTCGGCCAGGTTCGAGGTCCGTGCCAGCGTAGGCACCATGGCGAAGGCGACCTGGCCGCCCCACG